TTCATCAGTAATAATATAGTATCTAGAACCTTGAGAAACTGAGTTATCATTATACTGAGAATAAATTGTGCCAGAAGACCAGTTATATCTTGGAACAACCAATGATGTATCTAGCACAGCTTTGGCAGATTGCATGCTATATCTAAACTGTTTAATTTCTCGTTCAGTATTAAGGGGCGTAGGAGGAGTATCAGTACTATCCCATGCCTCTGATGCACCAAGTGCAATATAATATCTGTTAGCCGAATCCTCAAACTCTGTAAGCAAAGAATTTACTAATTGATTTTTAATTCTATCTGTAATTATAGCTACCATTTTAGATTCTCATTTATGTAATTGAAATAAGCGTATCAGCAGAATCAGCTGTACCGAGATAATGCCAGTTAGCTTCAACACTTTCCCAAATTAATTGTGCTAGTGAATTGACACCCATCGCCATCGACGTACCGAATGCAAAATTGCTTGATGTTATAGTTGCTGTAGACGTTCCACGGTTTAACAAAATCTTTAACTCACCATTTTCTGTGCCGTTTTCAAGAGTAAACGAGGAAGGCAATGTTGGGTTTAAAACGATAAAGGTATCCTGTGACATGTCACTATCACCTGTACCTAATTGTTTACTTGCATAAGCAATTTTACCCAGTCTTACAACTCCAGTACCTTTAGGCTCAATATTAATCCCTACATTCGTATCAGTACCTGTTGCAGAGATTGTAGGTCTGTTACCTGCTGCAGCATTTGCAAGTGTTAATTCATTTGTTGCTGAAGCAGTAGCGGTGACTTTAAGAAGTTCGGCACCGTTTACATCAACAACTGCTGTACCAATTTTAGGTGATGTCAAAGTCTTATTAGTTAACGTTTGCGTTTGTGCATTAAATGTAATCGTATCGCTATCAGCTAAAACGGGCAAGTTAACGTTAATATTTTTAGATACTAAATTACCTGGCTTAATATTATATGTATGACTTGAATTTGTATCGTTAATAGAAATGCCATCAAGTAACGGATTGTTTAACGTGGCACTGTCAAGAGTTTTATTTGTTAACGTCTGTGTGGCTTCATTTATTGTGACTTCACCTGATGAATCTGGTAAAGTAAATACTAGTTTTGAAGCACCTTCAGTATGCGTAAGGACAGTATTATTAACAACACCAACAAACGCGGTTGTAAGAGCTGTGCCAGAATCACCTCCACCAAACTGGGAATATAATTCTACAAAATTTTCATTTATTTTAGTACCGGCGTTACGGAGCGTATCACCTGTTCCGTCATTTGCGGTTGAGCCGGTATTAATTACTTGCCTTGCCATGGGGGTTCCTCAATTTACTTAAAAGTATTTATATCAGTTTTAATAAGTACCAATAGAATCATACCAGTCTTGATCTAATGTTTGTTGTCTTCTTACCGTATCCATTGTCACACTGTGGCCGTCAGAATCAGTATCATCAAATGTTGGCAGTGATGGTGACAATGCTGTAAGAATACTTGGATAGCTATTCAGTTCGCTTAGGTTCATATCGGAATCAATTGGCAGTAGATCAATGCGATAAGTTTCGTTGCCGCTATCAATCAAGCCAGTCACATCAGCAGATGGTTGAGCTGTGAGGTCAAACAGAGCTTCACCTGTAGTGACAACCGCAGTAGACACAGTTCTCGCTATTTCTGGCATAAGTGTGTCGATCCCAGCGGCGTTTGTGGAGGCAATCTGCACCTGTCCACCTAAATACATGCCAGCTGGATGCACAAATAATTTATATGTTTCTCGCCATGTATCAATAGGAATATCAGACTTAATTAGGATTGATAAGACTTGATATAGTTTATTATCTGTCAAAAATCTTTGAGATTCTGCACCAATCTTAGATGCGTTTGATACGATCTGTTGACCAGTATTGTTTGAACTATCTAATGAGTAATCAACACTGGGCCCAACTTTAAATATCTGTTCCTTTGGATATACCACGTCAGGGTCTGAACCAAAGAATGCTCTAAAGAACTGTTGAATACTATAACGAGTGCCCTTAGAACGATAAAGAATATTCGAAAACTTTGAAGCTTCACGTTTGTTTATAAAACCACCAAAGTAAGCTTGACCCAAAAGTATTTCATCTTCAATATATTGTAGGAGTTCAGTATCAACCTGGGTAAGATCCCGAGATCTATACAAATCTCTGATTTTTACATCAGGGTTTCCATTCTGCTCCATCCATTCATAATAGGCTTCAAGTAAAGTAATAATATTAGAATACTCTTCAATGAAGTATTCTGGTAATACCGCGGTAACTTCAGACCTCTGAAGATTTAAATCGCGTCTATTATTGTCTCGGAGTGTTTTATCTACCTGTGTCATTAATCATTCGCTGTTGTAGTTATTACATTGGCAGCTGACACATCGGCATCGTAAACTAACAAATTATTTCGAACGGGAACAATAGAACTTTGATTTGCTGGTACAACAGAAAGCTTAATAAAGTTTACAGAACCTACAATTGATGTTGGAGTAAAATAAGTTAGTGTAATAACACCAGTATTTGCATTGTATAAACCAATATTATCAACTAATACTGTATTCGTTTCGTTTGCTACAATTTGTAAGCGGGTGCTATTCAAAGCATTTTGAATTCTAGCTGTAGTTCCTTCATATACAAACGATGAGCTTGTAACTCTTAGATTCACGTCATCAGGAGCTGCAATAGCAGCTGGGAATCTCAAGTTAAAAGTGCTAGTATTAGCTAAGTTGCTAATTGTAGTACGTATAGCTGTATATGATGAAGTAGAATAATTAGCAATTAAAGAAGCTGCAGTATTAAAGTTATTTTCATTAATTAGTCTAATAGCTTCGTTTAACTGTGCATCAGGAATAGTAAAGTTAGTTAATATTTGAATTGAGCTAGAAATTGCTGGAGCCGTTGGAACAAATCTCTGTTGCATTTTCACTTCAGCTCTTGATGATAGAACAGCTGGATTTGATTCATCAATAAGAGTAAGAAGATTTGAGCGTCTAAATGACTGATCAAAACCACCGGTGTTATCAGTAAAGTATTTATTAATAATTTCTAACACGTTAGACTGTACAGTGTTAACAGTTAACGAAGTAAGCTTAGGATTAAAATCAAAAAAGCTTTGCACTTCAACGTAAGTTGTAACAGGATCAGCAAATCTCAATCTAAAGGAGATAATAGCAAGGTCTTCACTGAGCTGTGTAATTCCTAGTTTAGTATCAGCTTGCGTTAAGGCTGTAACATCATTTTCAAACAAAATTGAAACATAAACGGCACCAAACTCTGGATCTAAATTATCTTCACCACCCCAAGCTTTAATATCTTTAATGAGTGTAGAGTAGTTGCGTAAAATCAGTGATGAGTAGTCGGCTGCCGTAACCATTCTATTTTGTGTGGCATACTGAAACGGTGCGTTCTTACGGATTGATTCAATCGTTTCTTTTGTATCCCCGCCAACAGAACTTGTTACAGTTGTTATAGTAATTGGTGCAGCTGTAATGCCTCCACCTGTAAAATCATTTGCTGCCGAAAATACCGTAGCGCCATTCGCTGGTTCACCTTTAGTTGAAAGATAAAGAACTTCAATTTTTGAACCAGCCTGTGGAGCAACACCAAATGTTTCACCATCACCAAAAGATAATTCAAAGTAGCCATTAGGCGCTTCTTTTAAAATAAAGATTGTTGATTGTGCATTGATGGTTGTAGCATTAATAATATTAGTGTATACTGAGAATGTAGAACTTGTAGTGCTTTCATACACTCTTACTGTAACTGTATCAGCATCGATATTATTATCAGGAATTACATATGTAGGATTGTCTTCATATTCGCCCACAAGAAATGTTTTAGTTTTTTGTGTGCCTTCATAAATTGGCAGTTCGTTAGAACCACTGGAATTTATAAATTCATAAAAACCTGTACCATCATCAGTTGCATAATAATCTTCGATAGTTTGGAAAGTATAGTTTACATCATCGACAGATGTGGTAAACGTAGTTCTTGCAGGAAGTTGCAACACAGCTGCACGGCCAGCTACTGATGAAGACAAATTAATGTTTACAACAGCCTGAGAAGCTGTATCAGTATCAGGAATATATCCAATACCTTCAGCCAATGACACAACAGAACTTCTCAATTGAGCAGTACTTAAATACGATTCATTCAAAGCAAAGTTGGCAATCAATGAGTTAAAATGTGTGTTGTATGCCAACACATCAAGGATGTTTGAAAGACCTGAAGCTTCAAAGTTGTAGTCCCTAAACTCCTCTTTAGCGGCTAAATAGGTCTTTAGATTATTTTTAATGTTATTAAAATCTAAAGCTGTTGAACTAATTGTTGTTGCCATTTTATCTCAACCTTGATATAACTGTTGTAAACACTACAATTTCTTTAGTGTTTATGACTTGGAATTCTAAAGTAACGTCTAAACTATTTTCGTCCGGTCTTATATTAACATCTATTTTAAGTATTTTTGCTCTGGGCTCATACACCTGTATAGCTCTAATAATATTAGCTTTGATATCACTTTTAATATCGCTATAAGCTAACTCAAATAAAAACTCTCTGATATTAGCACCAAACCGTGGCTGAAAAGGTTTTTCAAAATGATTTGTTTGTATTAGATTCTTTACAGCTTGTTTTACTGCAGCTGCATCTCTCTTTTTATAGATCTCACCATTTGGTTTTGCAGTAAATGTTAAATCAATATCAGAATAAAGTCGACTCCTACTAGTAATAATACTACTAGTATTTAGACTACCGTCTTCTTTTGATAGAACTCTTGTTGTTGCCATGACTCAAATCTTTTTCTTTTATTTATATCAACGATTCTCGATATAACTATTCCAATAATTATTAAATGATTTACCAGCCCAGCGTGAATCACCAATTTCCGTGTAGTCCCAGGCATTATAAGCACCTGCTACACCTGCAAGACTTGTCGGCCTTGTATCAACGTGCAAAATAGTATTTCCTAATCCGAATCCTTTAAACCCAGCCTTTATTGCAGCATCAACCAGTTTAATTTTTTGGCCGTCTGTTAGTCCTCTAATACTAATATCAAGCGCTCTACCAAAATAGTGCTGTGATTTTACTTTACCATCCCTTGAAGATCCTTGCTTAACCAATGCGTCATTAATAATCAATGGGCCTTCATAAAAATCTTGCATCCTAGCATATTCATTATTTAATAGATTTTGTAATGTTTCTAAAGCTCCGGGTTTCATTAATGGACTTGTTCCTGCTAAAGTATCAACAATGGGTTTATTTGTTGGGCTTAGATTAAGTCCGTATCTACCACCAATACCTGCTGGTAACTCTACTTTAGTTGTAGATTGTTGAGCTGTATTAGGCGTTGTGAGACATTCTACTAGTTCACCCTGTGACAGTTTCTTACCATTGAAGTGTGTTTCAACTGTTCTGTTAAAGTTAGCACTCCAGTTTTCACCAATTTCTGGCATGATAATAATAAGTTGAGCATCCAGTTCTTTATCGACGTCATATGTGTCGTAAGAAAGAATCATCTTATCAAAGAGTAAAGTGTCTTTCCAGTATTCTGCCAAATCAAACAATGCAACTGGATCTGATTGGCCATCATTATCAATCAAATCATATACGACTGCTTCACCTTTAAGCTTTTGCATGTTTAAACCAGATGCAGTTTCTGACGGACCAGGTCTGTAAACACCTTCTTGTACAATAAGTCTGTAGTTAGCAAAGGCAGCTTTATTCATTGCAATAGATCGAATCAACTCAGCTTGCATATAAAGCTGGCGACCTAATTGTCTTAACTGTAATTCATCTTTGATAAACGTAAGATTCGTTGGATGGCCTGTAGAACCTAAGAACTTAGCAATCGATACACCAGGTGAAAGTTTAGTTGATGACGTAATAGATAGTGCAAAGTCAGGGTTATATAATGGATCGGGAAGGATACTAGCAGTTAAGTTAGTTGCCAAGAAAGGATCTGCATTCGTAGAGATTTTTACATTACCAAATTTAATCTGACCAAACTTAGGAGTACTATTAGCACTTACAACTCTACCAATTCCTGGAGGTGCAACTTTAATATAATTTTCTGATAACACACCTTCAGCTACAGCTTGTGTCGTAAAGTCAGTAACATTTGCATTATTAGGATCTCTCAAACGTGAGCGTACCAGACCAGTTGTAAGATTTAAATCAGACAAGCCGCCATATACATCTGTTTTATTGATGTTCTTTTTAATAAAATCGCCATCATCAATCGATACAGTTTTAACGCCGTTATTAGAGTTATTTAAATATGCTGTAAGTAAATCGTCTGTTGGTAATGCCGTAGCTGTTGTATCAAAAGTAGCATCTTCAGCTGCCGTATTAGTGATAGAGCCCCGTGAACCAACATTTGGGGAATAACCCGGTCCCGCGCCGTCGGCATATGATTGGTGTAATGATGTAGCGGCAATGTTTGCAGTACCAGCTAAATCACCTTCAAATGTGTCAGCAAACATTCTTATAGCATTAACGGTTTTTGTCGCTGTTACTGTTTTTGTATTTACTGTCTCGGTTGCCCAAATGCTATGACCTGTGTACATATTATAATTGTACATAATTATATCTTCACCACCAATTGTACCTTGGGCACCAAATATAGAAAGATTTGTAGCAGCTTGGTTAAGATCGGGTGTAGAAATATTAATCTTTTCTTCTGATGTAAAGGTGCTTAAACCACTAGACACGTAGTTTGCTGGCCCATCAACGTTATTGCTATAAGTACCTTTTACATTATTAGACAAACCAGCAAGTGAAGTGTTTACAACTTGGCCTGCAGATGTACGTGAAGTACCTTGGCCCACAGTCTCACCTAATGATGCACCAACTTTAGTTCTATGCGAACTGGCTACATTCATATTATAGTTGCCATTAGCTTTAACATTAAAGTCTGCACATTCGATATTAAAGTCACCAGTCACTTTAAGGTTTAAGTTACCTTTATAAACTAAGTTGCCTTCACCTTCTACAACTACAGTATGATCGTCAGCCGTCAACTCAACTTTATTCTTTGTTGATGTAACTAAGACTGTACCATCACTTCTTAATTCTACACCAGAGCCAGTTCTATGTTTAATCAGAATTCGTTCATTACCAGGTGTATCATCAACTTCGATGACATGACCTGATACCGACTCTGATACCTGGTTGTGTGGATACTGGGATGCTGCTTGTGGAGCTAAACCTAAAGATACACCAAGGTCACCACCGCCAGTATAAAGCTCATTGCGTGCTGCACCAGTTGCAGCAAAGTTTAAGTTAGAGCTGTAAAAGTATTCAGATCTTGGATACTGTCCTGTAGGCTCTTCACTATTGTCTGGGCTTACACCTTGTGATTGCGTAGTACCTTCAGATACAGCTAAACTTTCATCTAAATTTTGGTTGTTTGTAGTCATATTATACCTTCACTTTAATGAGCTCGGCTCTTGTATAAGGAGCTTGGTCTGATGGATTATCATATACAGATTTTTTGCCAAACAGTCTTTCCATTTCACTTATTACATCAAACCCTGGATCTCTTTGTGTTCTATCAATGTCGTTATGGCCAAGGATTTGGATACCTGGTCTTGCTATATATGAGGCAATACAGAACTGCTGAAACGTTGCAATCTGTTTGCTAGTCAATGACTCAGCTGACAAAAATCTTTTAGGGTTTGGAGTTTCTGTGGGTGCGTTGATACCACCAACAAATGCAATTTGTATAGAGTATTTTTCATGACCGTTATTTAGTGAACCACCTGCATAGGATGTAGGTCTGCCTCTTTGTAACGATCCGTCTTTTCTTATAATATAATGATATGGTATTGAGTCATCAGCTCTACTCATAATACTTTGAATATCACCAGCATCCACGTCTTGGTTATTAAAATGTTCTGTCCAATGCACAACAACTTCTGTAATTTCTCTTGTAACACTTTTTAAATCAACTTCTAATTCTTCCATAGAAGAAACATAACTAAATTTGTGATTGCTTGGTGTACTAGCAAAGTTCCAAGTTTTAAGACCGGTATCGATGTTATTTGCAATTGTTGGAATATTACCTGAAGCCGTAGCAGTGTTGCTACTTGCTCTGTTATCTATACTACGTAAACTATCTCTAAGTTCACCTCTCGACAAATCAGAATATTTCTCTAAGAAATCTACAGCTTGATTGATTTTTGTTTCTGTGCCTTCACTCACAAGACCAAGAACAAAACTCATATCTGATTCGGGTAATGTGATTCTAACACCATCTAATACTGACAAAGATCCTACTATGCTTTTACCGTTACCTGTTAAGCTTTCTGAAACGTTTTCAATTATTGAACCAAAACCTTTATTTAACTGGTTATTAATTCCTGTAACAACATTTGCAAACCCGCCAAGTAAATTAGATCTGAATTTATTAAAGCTAGCAAATACTCCACTTACCGCACCGATCATAGGAGTTATAAGATCGTTAATACTTGTTTCAAATAACTCAAATTGTTTAGCCTGCAGATTTTGTGCCTGACCTAATACAGTA